GTTTAAGTATTGATGAACAAATTAAAGTTTTAAATGAATACAAAGCTAAACAAGAAGCTATTGAAAACCCTTTAGCTTCAGTAGAAAAGAAAGCTGAAGAAGCTGGTATTGATGGTGAACAGTATGTAAAAGAGTACATTCAAAATGGAGAACTATCTGAAGAATCTTATAAATCTTTAGAGAAAGCTGGTTTTGATAAAGTGGCTATTGATGCTTATATTGAAGCTAGAGAAATTAAGAGTGAGAAATTAGTTAATAAAGCTATTGCAGATGTATGTGGTACTAAAGAAGCTTTTAGCGAGATGTCTAACTGGATGCTTGATAATTTAACTCAACAAGAATTAGATAGATATAATGCTGGTATTCAAACTGATAATTATTTATTACATCTTGAAAATATGTTTCTTAAATATCAAAGCAATAAGCCTAAAAGTGTAAGAACTTTAAGAGCAGATGGTTCACAAGTTAGAGTAACTTCAGATACAGAAGGTTATAAAAGTCAAGGTGAAGTAGTTATTGCTATGCAAGACCCTAGATATAAATCTGATGCTGAATATAGAAAAACAGTACAAAGAAAAGTAGCTTTGATGAAATAAGCAATTACCGTCAATTTGTCGGTAATTAAATAAGTAAGTAACTTGCCTCTATTATAGAGAAATAAGGTAAGTAATAATAGGTTCAGTCAAATAAGGACTATAAACAATAAAATATAAGGATATATAAAATGGCAGATTTCGTAGTTTCACCAGTAGGTTCAGATGGAAATAATAACGTAGATTCATTAGCACAAGATAGAGTATATGCTGGTGAGGTATTATCAGCTTTTATTGCAACAAACATTATGGAAAAGTTTGTACATGTTAAAACATTAACTTCAGGAGAGTCAATGAGATTCCCAGTAGTGTCAACTGGTAAAGCTTCTGATGTTAAAACACACGTTGCTGGAACTGAGATTGATATTAATACTGGAGCTGTAGGTGAGAAAGTTATCGTTATTGGTGAATTAGAATATGATTCAAGATTTATTGATAACAAACAAAAGAAAGTATTAGACTTTGATATTACTTCACCATTCACTAAAGCTCTTGGACAATCTTTAGCACAAAAATTAGATAAAACTTTATTTGCTTTATTACCAGTTGCAGATAGACATGCTACTAAATCTTTAGGTGTAGCTGGACAAGGTGATGGTTCTGTACTTATTGCTACTGATATTGCTTCTGCTTCAACTGCTGAAGAAAGAGGTAATGCAATTAAATCAGCTATCTTTAAAGCTAATGTAACTATGAACTTAAACAATGTACCTCAAGAAGGTAGAGTTTGTGTACTAGATGCTTCAAGCTGGGATGATTTATCACAAGCTACTAATATTAGAAATAGAGATTTTACTACTCAAAATGGTGGTATTGATGTTTATAATGGTGATATGTTAAAAGTTGGTAACACAATGGTTATTTGGTCAAACAACCTTACATTAACTATTGGAGATATTGGATGGGTATTTACTGCTGATGCAATTGGTTTAGTTAAATTCATTAATATTATTACAGAATCTACATATCAAGAATTAAGATTTGGTAATGTTATTACTGCTAGATACTGTTATGGAGCAGACATCTTGAACCCAGCTTGTGTAGTTGGTATTAGAGATAGAGCTATTTAGTTGCCTATTTAGGTTAAGGAACAAGGTGTATTTTACATTTTGTTCCTATTTTTTTTGCTTAAGGAGTAAATATGAAGAAATTGTTAACTGGTATAAATTACCTACTTAATGCTATAGGTGAACCTCCTTTATTAAATGAAAGTGATTATTCTTTAAGTTATGAAGCTGTTTTAGCTAATAATCAGATTGAAGCTACAAAAGAGGAAGTATTAAGTGAAGGTTTTAAGTTTAACACTATAACACAAGAGTTAATACCTAATGCTAAAGGATATATTTCTGTACCACCTAGTGCTTTAACTTTAGAATTTAAAGATAATAACTTAACTATTAATGATGGATTAGTTTTTAATAGAACAGCTTTCACTAGAAAATTTGATACACCACAAGAAGTTACTATAATTTATAATGAAGATTTTGATTATATACCAACTGTATTACAAAAATATATCATAACAAAAGCTTGTTTAGTATTTCAAAGAGATACTATAAATGATACTACAGTAGCACAAGGTTTAGAAAAAGATGTACAAACTGCATTTATGAATTTAAATAAATGGAAAATAAAACAAGCTAAAGCTAATGGATTAAATAGTAGATTTGATAGAACAACTAATCCAACTGGGAGTTTCTAATGGGATTAGTACAGAGAGCTATTAATGGATTATATAAAGGTATTACTAAACAAGCTCCAACTAATAGAATAGATGGACAAGTTGAAGATAGTGTAAATATGTTACATACTGTTGAAAAAGGTATTAGTCGTAGAAACCCTACACAATTTGTTGCTAACTTAGGATTAACTTTAGAAGATGCTTATGTACATAGTTATGCTAGAGGAGATGATTTAGAAGAGTATATTGTTGTAATACAAGATAAAAATATAAAAGTTTATGATACTAATGGAGTAGAATATGTTGTTAATACAACTACAGATACATTAAATTATTTAGATTTACCTAATGGAGCTAAAGCATTTTCATCATTTAAAACAACAACTATTGGTGATACTACTTTTATAAGTAATAAAAATATAATATGTAGTATGATAAATGAAACTATTATACCTTCAGAACCTCATTTAGCTAACCCGTTTTATTGGGTAAAGAGAAGTTTTGATAATGGACAAAATACTGGGTATGATTATACTTTGGATGGAGTTACAGTAAATTCAGTTAAAACTACTGAAGCTTGTGATTATCTAGTTAATGGTATTAATAATTCAGGTAATGGTAGCCCTGATGTTATAGGTTTAGGAAGTGATTATATTAATTATGGTTCACTTGTTGTTAAAAAAACTAGACCTACAGAATTTACATGGAGTGATTCTTATGGGTCACAAGCAAGTCAAGGTTTTTGGGGAACTGCTGAGAAGATTGAAGATTTACCTAACACATTAAGTGGAGCTGATAAAGATTATAATTTTATACTAGAAATTACTGGAGATTCAAATAATGCTTTTACTAATTTTTGGGTAAAATATGAAAATGATACTTGGAAAGAAACTGTAGCACCTGACCTTATTAATAATATAGATAATAAAACTATGCCTATAAAGTTAGTAAGAAATGCTATTGGAGAATTTGATTTATCGTTAATAAATTATGCACCTAGAAAAGTAGGAGATGAAAACACAGCAAGTTTACCTAGTTTTATTGATAACACTATAACTGATATGTTCTTTTTTAAAAATAGATTTTGTTTTGCTAGTAAGGAAAATATTATAATGAGTGAGATTGGTAGTTTTGAAGATATTAATTTCTTTCCTACTACTGTAACTGATGTATTAGCTAGTGACCCAATTGATGTTAGTGTTGATAGTAATGTAGTTTCTTTTATTAATCATGCTATACCGTTTAATAACAATGTAGTTTTAATGTCAACTAGTGGACAATTTAGTTTACAATCTGATAAAGTTTTAAGTCCTGAAGATGTTAGTATAACTAGTACTACAAGTTATGATGCTTTAAGCAATGTTTCACCTATATCTTTAGGTAATAGTTTGTTTTTCTTAAGTAGTACACTTCAAGGAACTTCATTAAGAGAATACTTAGTAGATGATACTGGAACTTCTAATATAGCAGTAGATGTAAGTGGACATGTTAAAGGTTTAATACCAAATAATATAAAATATTTAAAAGGAAATACTAACGAAGATATTATATTTATATTTAGTGAAGATACTCCTGATACAATATATATTTATAAATATTATAATGAAGGACAAGAGAGAATACAAACTTCTTTTAGTAAGTGGGTATTTGGTGGTACAATTTATAATATAACTGTTTTAAATGATTATATTTATTTATTAATTGATAGAGGTGAAGGAATACAGTTAGAAAAAGTAGATTATACGAGTTCAACTAAAGATGTAATAAGTTACTTAGATAATGGAAACATTCAATATGCAAGATATATGATATTATCTGAACCGATGTTAAAAGATAATAATGGAAAATTAATTCAAAGTGCTAGGTCACCTTTAATGTTTAAAACACTGCAACTAGCTTCTAGCAGTTCAAGTGATTATGAAATTAAAATAGAACATCCACTTAGAAATAGAGTAGCTCATGGTTATGCTACTAAGGATAATAAAGTGTTAGTACAAGGTAAAACTAAAGAGGTTAAAGTTACTGTACAAAGTATGGCAGATAAACCTTTGGAATTTCACACTTATACAACAGAATTAAATTATAATATTAGAGCTAAAATTGTATAAAAAATAAGGAGTTTAAATGAGTATAACAGAAAAGTTATTTGATGAAGGTATAGATGGTACTAATAGAGTGTTCTCTTCAGATGTAGCTATTAAAGGAGAATTATATGTTAGAGTTTTTACAGCTATAACAGTAGATAATATAGATACTTGGACTATGATTAGTTCAGAAGATTATGGAGTAATTAATGATAATGTAGTTTTTGATATTGCTCCTACTGCTGATAAGTTAACGTTACAAGTAGCAACTACACCTGAGGAACTAACAGCTAACCCTACAGATGTTACATTAGTTGCTAGTATGTATGAAGATTTAGGTAAAATACTAAATAATGAGGTTAATATAAATAAAGTGGCTAACATTGATACAGATGTAACTAAAGTGGCTAACATTGATACAGATGTAACTAAAGTGGCTAACATTGATACAGATGTAACTAAAGTGGCTAATGCTTTAGGAGGAAGTTCTTTAGTTAATTACTTTACTGATAGAGAGTTAATTTTAAGAAATACAGAAGGAACAGAAGGTAAGATATTTCATAAAGATGGTGATTTAGATAAAGAAATATCTGTAAATTCTATTGTAACTTATGTTGATAATATAGAAGATTTAGCTTTAAACCCTAATGAAGGTGATGTATGTATAGTAAAAGATTTAATTAGAGGAGGAACATTTGTATATTATGATGCTTTTAAAATAATTAATGATGATGGTATAATTATTAATGGATGGGGTAGACAATATAGTGGATATGTTAATGTAAAATGGTTCAATGTAAAAGGTGATGGAGTAACTGATGATTATGTAAAAATTCAATATTTATTAGATACTGGATTATCTTTATTCTTTCCTAAAGGAACTTACAGATGTAATACAGAATTAGTAGTTACTAAACGTAATACAGCTATAAGAATGCAAATGGGTAATGATGGAGATAGTACAACTAGTATAGATAGTTATGCTTCAACTGGTTTTGGTTTGAGATTTTCTGTTTTAGTTGGTGATATTGATGGAGCTTATTATGAAAATGTTAGAATAAACATGAATGGGTTAGGTAGTGGTGCTGTAGATGCTGGACAATTATCTTTTGCTACTTTTATAAATTGCTCTTTTGCTACAGCTGGTAAAATTGGACAAGAAGCTCTTAGAATAAGAGGAGATGATAATGGAAGTGGTGCTTATTACAACACATTTTTAGGATGTTCTTTTGCTTGTACTGGAGTAGCATTTAAATCTTTAAATTCTTTTGCTTTAAGACTATATGAAACATCTTTAGGAGCTACACCAAATAGTAATACTTTTATTGGTTGTAGGTCTTCAGGAGGAGCTGTGGGTATTAGAATTTCAGGTAATAACAATAG